CTTGGTGTACCATACTCAGAAGGTGTAGTAATCAAGAATGCAATTAATCCTATTCCAATGGATATGATTGATAAGTCGCCGCTAGATGAATCAGATATCAGACACAATAAGATTAGACTAATCTACCACCCAACACCTCACCGTGGCCTAGAGATTCTAGTACCAGTGTTTAAGGAAATGCTGAAGTATCATCCCGATATTCATCTAGATGTGTTCTCGAGCTTTAAGTTATATGGTTGGGCTGAAAGAGATGCTCCATATCAGGAGCTTTTTAAAGAGATTGAAGAACATCCAAGTATGACCTATCATGGTTCTGTCACCCAGGATGAACTCAGAACAGCTATTGGTAAAGCCCATATTTTTGCCTACCCATCTATTTGGCAGGAGACAAGCTGCCTATGTGCTCTAGAGGCAATGTCTGCTCAATGCTTAACTGTAACATCTTCTCTTGCTGCATTACCTGAGACCTGTGCTAATTATGCCTTAATGTATAACTATACGGAAGATGTTAATAGCCATGCCAACATGTTCTTTAAAATCTTATATCACGCAATTGATGTAGTTAAGAAGAATTCTGTTGATAACTATCTAAAGGCTCAGAAAGAATACTTTGATAGAAATTATGATTGGAACTTGAGGAAAGATGAATGGACATTCCTGCTAAATTCTCTTCTATAACACCAAACGTTGAAGACCTACTAGATAACTTTGCTTGGAGGAAGCATCCACTTCTTCCAGAGCTAGAATTCTTTTGCCTTAAACAAAAGGACGATGGCGTTAAGAAACAACTCCAGGATGCACATCACTCATGGCAATGGCCCTACCTTTGGGAATGTGGTGTTGCCCTTGGTAGATGGATTCTTGATAATCCAAGTATTGTTAAGGATAAGGTTGTCTACGATATTGGAACAGGTCAAGGGACTGCCGCCATTGCTGCTAAGAGAGCAGGAGCCAAGATTTCAATTGGTATAGATTGTTGTGTGTATAGTGATTTTACTATTGCTGTTAATAGCAATCGTAATAATGAAATTGTAACAGCATACATTAAAGATTTGTTCAAAGCCAAGATTGCGGAGCAGTCTGTTATCTTTGCATCCGATCTTATCTATGGCCAGCAGACGAGTGACGACATCTTAAACTACCTAGCTGATCTGGGTCAAACCTCAACTGTCATTATTGCCCAGTCAGGTCGTCAGAATCCACCATACGAAATTAAGCATGAGGCATTCCACCATCTTATGTCTTATGAGGTTCCATGCTTTACACCAGGCCTAGAAACCGTGGAAACCATGCCTGTTTCGCTATGGACTACTAACTCCTTGATTTTAAAGGATTTGTAACTTACTGATTCTACAGGGATTTTTAAAACACGTGTAACTCCTTGATTCTAAAGGAGCAGTTGCCGTTGCATCTATTGACCAAACGTGTATAATGGACGGCATGGAAAGCAAACAACAAGTACGAATCGGTGACGTCGTCAAGAGCCTTGACTTCGTTGGTGTCAACAGCTGCTACTACGTTGGTCTCGTCATGGGCATCAACGAGATCGATGGCACATTTCGTGCCAAGACTGTCAAGCGAGTTTGGGAAGGTCAGGTTGACAGTAAGAAGGTCTATCCGGACTTCTTTGTCGCTCCTCTTCCTGGCAACCATTTCTTCGATGACCTTGCCGAAGAGAAGAATGTTGAACCGCGTATCCAGGTGCTTGCCTAATGAACATTGCTAAGACTATTCTCTCTCAGATCAAGACGATCGACGCTTGGGCGCTCTGCGCTTGGGGTGCAAAGGACTTTGTTGTGATGGAAGATGGTTTGAAGTTCAAGACTTCTGGCATGACACCTTGGAAGGGCCACGTGTACGTTAAGTACAATCCTGTCCCCGACCTCTATGAGGTTCAGTTCTTCCGTCTTCGCAAGATGCGAGTCGAGGGCCATGAGGTCATCGTTGACAATATCGTCAAGGATGTCTACGCGCCTGAGCTCGTTAGCGTTATTGATAAGTTTGTAGGCTAATGATGAAAACTGTTATGGTTCTTGATGTACTTGAAATGCAGGTTCTCGAGATGTTCTTTGAAGACTACCTCGATAAGGAGGTCATTGCCGAAGAACTTGGCATTCCGCTCGCCCAAGTTCGTCGCATCATTCGAGATTACAGGAACGGCGAGTATAAGGTCCGCTAATGCAGATCCCCTCTATAGGTTCTCTCGTTAAGGTAACGACTCGGTATCCGAGCAACGTTGCTGGACGAGAATGGGATGATAACACCCATACAGGTAGGGTCGTACCGATTCCTGTATACTGGAAGAACGAGGTCGGTAACACGTTTGCTGTTGAGACCGGTCGCTCTTATCATCCTATCTCACTGATCTACACTCATAGGGTTATTGACCTTGAGATCCTAGAAGGTAAGGCTCTTAACAAGACTGAATTTAGCAAATTACTAACTATTGAATGCACTGTTGCCGGCAGTAAGGGTAACGTGTATAATGTAATGTCCAAGGGTGGGAAATGGTCCTGCACTTGTACAGGTTTCGAATTCCGTAATCAATGTAAGCACATAGCACAGGTAAAAAGTAAGATTTATGGCAAAGCAGCGTAACGATTCTCTTGCCCGAGCACTCGGCCAAGAACCAACGTTTACTGAACCTACCAAGTTGAACCTCATTGAGGCTCTTAACTGGTATAACTATAACAGCGATGACGGCAACTATAAGATTTGGTTGCGGCAGTTCCTCGCCCAGCAGAAGTCGTTCTCTAAGAGCGACATTGCCAAGGCTACGAGTGGTGATGTGCCTCGTGCTATCGCTGCCATCGCCCGAATGGAATCTCGTGGTGTAGCAACTGGCGAGCAGGCTCGGGTCATTGCCTTTGCAATGAAGGCAATTGAATCCTCTACCTATGTGGAAGAGGAAGATGTTGTACCGACCAATGTCATTTCGATTCGTGACCGTCTGAAGGAGTCTTGTACTCCGTATGTCGCTTGGATCGATCAGCAGATCGATAACTTCATTGCTGGCAAGTCATACGATGATAACATCTATGACTACTTGAATGGCCAAGGCTGTAAGGCTGGCCACGCTCGCGTGATTCGAGAAGCGTTTGAGTTCAACTTTAACGAGATGGCTCTACTCAAGGATGGCGACCCTGCTGTTGTCGAATGTTATGAGGCCTATGGTAAGAAGGCTATCAAGGTCCTTGTTGCATTCTACGAGAAGTTGGAATCTGATCTTGCTCAGCTTGAGCAGACTAAGAAGGCTGCTCGTGTCCGTAAGGTCCGTAAGCCAAACGTCGAGAAGATGTTGTCGAAGGTCAAGTACCTGAAGGAGTCTACTGAATTCAAGGTTGGTTCAATTCATCCTCAGAAGGTTCTTGGCTCAGAGCAACTTTGGGTCTTTAATACAAAGACCCGTCAGCTTGGCCGCTATGTTGGTAGCAACATTCAGTTCAAGCGTTCGAGCCTTCTGAACATTGACCTTGAGCAGTGTGTGTCTAAGAAGCTTCGGAAGCCTGAGGAGTTCCTCAAGGTTGTAATGAATGCATCTAAGCCTCAGCTCAACAAACAGTTCGATGCTATTAAGGCTGTTGCTAAGCCGATGAATGGTCGTCTGAATGAGTTCACTGTCCTACTGAGGGTCTGGTAATGCTTGCTACGTTGTTAGAGATCTGGGCATGGCTTGGGCGCTTGTTCTGGTTCACCTTTAAGGTTGGATTCTGGTTCTGGGCTCTCGTTATAGGGTTAATCGTTGGTGACTATGTGGCGGACAAATATCTATGAGATTAGTTTTAGGAATATTGTTGATCGTTGCTATTCTTCCCTGGGTTGTTGGTTTTATCATAGGATTTACAAATGGCTTCTAATACGTTTTCTGTATTTGTTCGGAACGCCGACGGCGGCATCATTGAGTTCTTTGACCTCTCTAAGATGGAGGCCTTGAATCTTGTTAAGGAAATGAAGGAAGATGGTTTTACGGAACTTGATATGGTTCCAACCTACAACACTCCTCTGTTCACTGACACATTAGTATCGAAAGAAGAAGAGGAAGATGGACTTCTCGAATAATGATAATGTCGTTAGTATGGCTGAGTTTCGTAGAAAGAAACATGAGCCGAAACTAAAGAAGACAAAGGATCTTGAACTCTTTGTAGAAGGTTACCATGAGGCTGGACCTGAAGCCATGGCAATGTTTGAACGAGCAATGATGTTGTTCAAAGCATATGGGTTTGAGACCGAAGACTTCAGACGAGAAGACATATTGCTGTTGAGGGAAACCTTCTTTTCCATTATACTACGGTATAGGGAAACGCACCATCCTCTACATACGTTCGTGGAAGATTTTGATAAATACTTTAATAGACTTGAATTTTTCTTGGATTCTGAATGGCAGCATGCCGATGAAGATCCAGATGATGAAGGACCAAACATAGCATGATTATTGTTGACTTAAACCAGGTTATGATTTCTAACCTGATGATGCAACTTGGTAACCACACGGATGCCAAGATTGAAGAAGGCCTTGTCCGTCACATGGTCTTGAACGCCATCCGCTCCTACAAACAAAAGTTTGGTGAGGAGTATGGTGAGATTGTTATTGCATGTGACGATAAGAACTATTGGCGTAGAAAGATCTACCCATACTACAAAGCCAACCGAAAGAAGGCTAGAGAGGAATCGGATATTGATTGGACTTCGATCTTCGAATGCTTCAACAAGATCCGAGAGGAACTAAAGGAATACTTTCCGTATAAAGTACTGAAGGTAGAAACAGCAGAAGCAGATGACATCATCTCTACACTCGTCCATCACCATGGCGCCTTGCTAATGACTGGCAGCGCTCCTAAGATTCTTATCCTCTCTGGTGATAAGGACTTCATCCAGCTTCAGAAGTTTGTGAACGTCAGACAGTATGACCCTGTCCGCAAGAAGTACATCTCTCATAACAATCCAGATGTTTATTTAAAGGAACATATTCTCAAGGGTGACTCTGGTGATGGTGTTCCTAACTTCTTGTCAGCAGATGATGTCTTCATCTCAGGTGGACGTCAGAAACCAATTCGTCAGAAGAGCCTCGACCAGTGGGTCAAGCAAACGCCAGAGGACTTCTGTGATCAAAACATGCTTCGTGGCTATAAGAGAAACGAGGCGCTTGTAGACCTATCTAAGATCCCAGCCGAGGTCTACAATACTATCCTTGCTCAATTTAATGAACAAGAAAGTAAAAAGAAAGGCGATCTATTTAACTACTTCATTAAGTTCAAGTTAAAGAACCTAATGGAACATATTGGAGAATTCTAATGAATAGTAATGTATGTGACGTGCTCGAAGTTGCCAGCAAGGCAAAGACAAAACAAGAACGAGCTGATATCCTGAAAGCTAACGACTCGTTTGCATTAAAGAGTGTTCTTCAGCTTGCATTCCATCCTAATGTGGTTGCAGCATTGCCAGAGGGTGCACCTCCTTATAAGCGTGTCCCTGAACACCAGTATGATTACCATCGTGGTTATCTTCACGCTGAGGCCCGTAAGTTCGGCTACTTGGTAGACCAACCAGATCAAAACATCAGTAGAATGAAGCGCGAGAATATTTTCATTACCATTCTTGAAACTCTTCCTGGTCCAGAAGCAGATATGCTTATTTCTGCAAAGGACAAGAAACTACATAAGCTGTATAAGGGAATCACAGCTGATGTTGCTAAGTTAGCATTCCCTGATATCCT